AGGTCGCTGCGGCGGCCTGGTTGTTCACCTGGCTCCAGACGTCGCGATACATGCTCATGGCGTCGGCCTCGAGGGTCGCCGCCAGCACGCTCATCGCCGGCTCCAGAATCCGGTCGGAAAAGTCGTCCAGGCTCATGGTCAGATCGACCGAGGTGAAGTTCAGGTCGACGCCCTTCTGGGTCTGCACCTTCAGATCCACCGAGCTCTCTGTGGTATCCTGGGCGGAGAGCGTCGCCCCGCTACGCACCACATACTGATTGGGCAGCCTGATTTTCAGGGTGTCACCGACCTTCGCGCCCTGCTGAGCGAAGCGGTCGTCGTAGTCCCGCGTAATCGTGCCCACGAAGCTCAGCTTCTGGTGCAGCACGCGCAGCGCCTCCCGCGTCACGGCGGTGGCGCTCAAAAGGGTGTTTGGCATCGGTTGTCCTTTGATGATGTTGGGGAATGCGCCGGACGCGCCGAGGCGCGGGCTCACCGCCCGCGCGTAGTCGGTCTGTCCTTCGGATGGCGCGGAGACGTCGCCCCCGTCCGGCGTGCTCCCGCGTGGGAGGCCGGAGGGGCGTTAAAGACGTAGAGGTCAGCTAGCCAGCGCGCAGACGGTCAACAAGGCAGGGGTAGAGAGGCCGCGCGGTCGCGTCTTGAACGGGTCCTTCCATCACCGCCCGCTCATCGCCTGTGCGTTCCGCCGCCGCATCCACTCCTTGGCCGCCAGTTCATCCCGCAGACCGCCGGCTCCGCCACCCGCGCCGGCCACGCTCACGGCCGGGCGCAGCTCGCGGGCCCTGGCGGCGGCGGCCTCATCGGCCGTCTGGTCGGCTTTCCAGGCCTTGTGCAACAGCTTCCAGAGCCTGGGGTCCGCAGCCTCGGCCAGCTCCTCCATCGTGACGCCGAAGGCCCGGGCGTAGTCGACCAGCTTCGCCGCCGTCTCCGGCGACCAGCCCTCGATCTCCTGCCGCAGCGCCTGGCCGGTCCGCGCCATGGCCTCTGCGGTCTCGCGCGCCCGGCTCAGTTGTTCCTGCGCTTCGCTGCGCCCAGCTGCGTCGGACAGCACCGCATGCGCCTCGACCAAATCGGTCCGCCGCGCCCAGGCGGCCTCCGCGCCCTCCCGGTCCTGCGCCGCCCAGGCGTTCCAGTCGACGCCGTCATAGGCCTCCAGATCGTCTTCGATCAGCGCCAGACGCATCCGGTCGCGGCTCAACGTGCGCTCCGCCGCAGACCCGGCCGTAAACGCTTCCCGTTCGGCGTCTAGCGCCCGGCGCAGATCAGCCAGCTCCTGGGTCTTTCGCGTATAGTCGGCGTTCATCATGAAGGCGCCGCGCAGTGAACCCGGCAGGGTATGCACCTCGCCGTCCACCTCCAGCTCGAACGGCTCCGGCCCCGCATCAGGCATGGCTGCGCCCGCCGCCGCGTCCACGACGGTTTGATCTTTGATCTGCATGTCTGTCCTTTCAGGAGTGTCTTGCGGTCTCAGGCCGCCGGGCTCTGGGCGCGCATCCGTTCGGTCTCGGCGCGGAAGGCCTCGATCTCCAGCTTCCGGGACTTGTGCGCCTGGTCCTGCTTGAGCGCCGCCGTCTCGGCCCGCGCGACCGCCAACGCCTGGGCGAGCTTCGCCAGCTCGCCCCGCGCTTGCTCGATCTCCGGCGAGGCCCCGCGCGCCATCGGCGGCAGGCTAGCCGCCAGCCGCTCGGCGATCTCGTCGGCTCCGGGCCAGTCCAGGTTCCGCGCCAAAAGGTCGCCGATCAGCGGCGCCGCGGCCGGATAGGCGCGGATCAGTTCGATCATCTGTCCCGCCGCCTCTTCCCGGCGGCTTGTGAAGCTCGGCCCCGAGCGCACCGTCAGGTCGTATCGCCCGACCCCCAAATCATGGATCCGACCCACAGCTCGCAGCGTCTCGCCGCCCCGCGCACCTGGCGCCACCGCCGCCGCGCCGGCCTTGCCGTCCGGCCCCAGCACCCGCACCACACGCGCGGTCGAATAAACCTTCGGGATCAGGTCAACCAGAATCCGCCCCGCGTGCCGGATCGCCCGGCTCAGATTGTCGATGTAGTGGAAGGTCGAGACGTCGCCCTCCCGCTGCCGGGCCAGGATCGCCCGCCCGCTCGTTTCGTTCGACCGCGCGCCCAGGCTGGCGTCGTGCAGCCCCATGATCGACTTCATGTCGTCGGCGGCGTTCAGCGCCTCCTGGAGCGGCCCTGCGGGCACACCGGCGAACGGCTGGCGTTGCGGCGGTTCGGGCCCGTCATACTCGATATAGGCATGGGTCTCGGTATTGGCGCTCGCCCACTTCGCGCTGTCCGTCTCAAAGGCGCCGCGACGGCCAATGAAGGGCGCCTTGGGCGCCAGGGCCACCAGCTCAGTCGAGGCCGTCCGCCAGTAGTTGAACATCCGCTGCGGGTCCTTGGCGTCGCGCACCAGCCCGCGAAGCCGTCGTCGCCCGTCGACCATCAGTTCCTCGCCAAAGACAGGCACGATGGGGATGAACCGCCCCGGCCAGTCCACGGTCTCAAGGATCTCGGCGCCCGAGACGATCCGCTGTGTCACCTTGTGGCTCGCCACCTGCCGCGGCCGCCCGATGGGCTTCACGCCCAGCGCCTCGAACAACGCACGCTCGGCCTTGTAGGTCGCTTCCTCCACCACGCGCCCGTCCGAGAGCGCAAGCATGGTGCGGCTGACCCGCTCACGCCGCCACCACTCGGCGACAGCCACGCGATCGCCCTCATGGCGCGAGCCGGCGTCGATCGCTCCGGCGCCTGGCCAGTCCACCGTCTGCGCCCCGGGCCAGCGGGCCAGGAATTCCGCCCGTTCTGGGCTCTCCACGACGAATGCAATGTTCCAGTCGGCGCTGTCGGCCGCGGTCGAGTTGGGATCGCCGTAGATGCTGAACGGATTGGCCACCCGCTCGATCGCCAATTCCTGATCAAAGCCGTCATCGGCCGCATACCGTGTGTTGATCCGGAAGTAGCCGAACCCGCAGGTCACAGCGAAATCCAGCGCCGTGTCATAGGCCACCTCGGCGTCCGAGCTCTGCTCCACGTGCCGGATCAGGCCATTGAACACCTCCGCCGTCTCGGGATCCGCCGCCGAGTCCACCGGATGCACGTGAATGGCCGGCTTGTTCTGCCGCGCATCGTTCACGACCTGTCGAACAAAAGCCGGAAGTCGGTTGATTGTTAGACACGGGCGGCTCTGCCGCTCCCGCTGGCGGCGGACGGTGTCCGGCCACTGTTCCCCAAGCCTGGCGAACCTCAGGTCGTCCAGCGCCTCACGCCGGTTCTCGGCCTCAGCGTCGGCGGCGCGCGCAAAAGCTTCGCGCGCTTCAGAAAGCAGCTCGTCGTCGGACAAGGTTGTCATCCATGGCTGAAGGCCCGCGAAGCCTGCGCCGCGCGGGATCGCGAGCCCAAACGCCCGCGGTGTCAGAAGTTCAGAGGATCAGAGGATCAGAGGATCAGAGGATCAGAGGATCAGAGGATCAGAGGATCAGAGGATCAGAGGATCAAAATTCAAACGATCGGGAACCATCCCGGAGCGCGCCATTCGCGGCCGCGCTCACAATTCGGGATGATGGGGAAACCCTACCTCAATTCGCGCGCGTCGTAAAGAACAAAACAGAAACTTTCTTCGGCGCGAGGCTTTAGGCGGTTCGTTCTGCGCTTCGACGCCGGCGCAACAGTCCGCCCACGGCGCCGAAGCCGGCGATCAGCAGAGCCCAAACGCTGGGCTCGGGCACGGCCCTCCCACCAGGCGGAGGGGGCGGAGCCGTCACCTCGAAGGTGATCGAATCCACACCGACATTGATGGCGTTGGGACCCCAGCGAAAGCTGACGCCCTGCGCGCTGGCGAAGTCATAGTTCAGGATCTTCGGGGCCGAGATCTCGACTCCGAACCGTCCCGACGCGACATCGGGAAGCCGTCCGCCGAGGTCGATCACCCGGGCCTCGGAGTCCCGGCGAAAGCTGCCCGCCGGAACCAACCGGACCTGCAGGAGCTTCACCGTCGCGCCGTTCAGCGGGATCAGCTGGATCTCCGGAACGCCGGAATCGTCGGTCACCCCGCCGACGGCCACCTTGTCGCCGCCCGCGAAATAGACGCCCGTGTACAAGACGCCCCGCCCCGGGGCGTCAAAGTCGGCGGTAAGCTCGTAGCGGGTTCGCACATCCAAGAGGCCCGCGATATCGCCATAGGTCTGATCGATCGGCTGATAGTTCGCACAGGCGAAGCCGCCGCCGCAGGTCGCATCGGAGAAGTCCAGCACATAGGTCGCTGCATCCGCGCGCGGCGCAAGCACGGTCAGCGCGGCAACCGCCATCCCAGCGCTCCAAGCCTTGGACGACATATCCATCTCCAACGGTTGGACGGTTCCCCGCACCAAAGGAGCGTCACCCAAACGTGCTTAATGATAGGTTTCGCAAAGCCTCGCGCCGGCTGTTCAACCCATCCAATGACCGTGCTCGGCCTCGCGTCTCGCCACCGGCGCCGATGCTCCGGCGCCCGCCCGGTTCAACGCATACTCGCCGAACGCATCCGCCCCGTGGCTGGCCTCGTCGTGCATCGGCCCGCCATAGCTGCGCGTGGTCCGGTTCCACCGTTTGCGATAGGCCCGCAGCCGTTCGAGGCCGCCGGCGCAATGCTCGGCGTCGAACCAGCAGAGCGGAATCATCAGCCGCGCCGCGTTCACGCGCTCCTCAGGGTCCGTGGCGGCGCCCGGTTCGATCCGAGAGAGGCCAAGGCCCCGAAGCGTCTCCAGCCGTGAGGTGGCCGTGCTGAGCTCGCGGGCCGCCACGTCGTGGGGCAGATAGTGGCGC